AGAGGTTTTACGCTTCGATGGTCTATTCAAACCTTACCCTTTAGGGAAGCTTTCTGTTAAGCAAGAGCCTAACAAAGTAAGAGTTTTTGCAATTGTAGATCCTGTAACTCAATGGTTACTTCAGCCTCTTCATAGGCATCTGTTCTCAATATTGAGAACCCATTTTGCTGGAGTTGATGCAACGTTTGATCAAGAATCAGGTGTTGAATTAGCTCGACAAAAGATCGCGGCTAAAGCTGATAAAACAGTCTTTAGTTACGATTTGTCAGCAGCAACCGATCGTCTTCCTTTATCAGTCCAGAAGGCTATTTTGAATGGCCTTAAAGACGGACTAGGAGACGCTTGGGGAGATGTGTTAGTAGGACGAGATTATCTTGTTCCTGCTAAATATAAACATCTACCAATGGCAGCAGTTAGATACGCTGTTGGGCAACCTATGGGAGCTTTATCTTCTTGAGCTATGTTAGCTATATGTCATCACTTTTGTGTTTCATATGCAGTTAACGTAGCTAAAGAAAAAGGATTAATTCCTAATTCTATCATATTCAAGGAATATATGGTTTTAGGAGATGACATCATCATATGGAATAAGGCGGTAGCTACATGCTACTACGAATTCATGGTTCATACTCTTGGAGTTGAAATAAATTTAAATAAGAGTTTAATTTCTTCTCACGGAGTATTTGAATTCGCAAAACGCCTGATCCACCCGGAGTCCGGTATAATCTCAGCAGTTCCTCTAAAAGAATTCTCTTTAGCTTCCCAAAACCTTGCGGTTTTAGTGGAGTTATTTAGAAAATTTAGATTCGCTGTTAAAATCTCGAATATTTTCAGAATTTTCGGTTTTGGTTATAAGGTTCTAGGTAAACTAGCATCTTTACAGTCCAAAACTCGTGCGGGCTTTTTGGTAAATTGGGCTACTATGCCTGGTATATCAGACAAATCTTCTCCTAATTGAGCAGATTGATTCCAACGTCAAGGAATCGCTCCTAACACAGCGAATACTGAAAAATTCAGTCGTTATCTTTTAATAGAAGCTCTTTCCGCATTAATTATCAAGAAATATTTTAAAAATTATAATATAAGTCGTTTAAATACC